TGGCGCAGTCGATCCATCCTCGCATGGTCATCGTGGAGAATCAGGTCAACATCGACGATGTGATGAACGTGGAGACAGGCGCTATCATCAGAGCGCGGGCGCCAGGCATGATTGCGCCTCTGGTCGAGCCGTTTGTTGGGCAACAGGCGCTTGGCGTGATGGCCTATCTCGATGAGGTAAAGACCCAGCGCACCGGCATCTCCCGCACCTCGCAGGGGCTGGATGCTGACGTGCTGCAATCCACCACACGGGCGGCAGTTCAGGCGCAGTTGTCGTCTTCGCAGGATCGCATCGAGATGATCGCCAGGCTGTTTGCCGATGGGATCAAGCACTGCTTCCAGGGCGTCTTGCAGATGGTGATCCAGCACCAGGACAAGGCGAAGATCATCCGCCTGCGCAACAAGTTCGTGCCAGTCGATCCTCGCGGCTGGGATTCCAGCATGGATATGATCGTCAACATCTCGCTGGGACGCGGCTCTGATGAAACCCGCCTGATGGGTCTTGGTCAGATTGCCCAGATGCAGCAAGCGGCCATCGAGAAATATGGGCCGAACAATCCTTTAGTCGATCTTGCTCAATTCCGCAACACGCTGGCGCAAATGACTACATTGCAGGGTTTCCAGGATGCTTCGCAGTTCTGGAAGGAAGTAAACCCGCAGGAGGTTCAGGCGTTTATGCAGCAGATGCAGGCTGGTTCCAACAAGCCCGATCCTGCGCAGCTGCTGGCGGATGTTGAAGCCGAGAAAACCAAGGCTGACATCATCATCAATGCGGCCAAGCAGGAGCTGGATCGCCAAAAGGCCATCGCTGAAAACGATTTCAAGCGCGATCAGATGTTCATCGACGCCATGCTGAAGGCCGCTGAGATCCAAGCCAAGTATGGGGCGCAGGTGGATATGGCCGTCATCAAGGCCGAGGTCGATCGCCAGCGCACTGAGATCCAAGAGGTGTTTAAGACGGCGCAGGCGTTCGCGCCTCCTACCGCACCACCTCCTATTCCGATGCCGCAGGGGCCGATGATGCCTCCCGGCATGATGCCACCGGGGATGCAGTAAATGTCCAGCTTTGAACAGGAAGACTTGTGGCGATCTGCCAAGGCACTGGCGTCTGACAAGGCCACAAGCACCGTCTTGGATCGTTTGGAAGAGCGATACATCGACGAGTGGAGACAATCAGACCCAGAAGACATGGGTGGGAGAGATGCCGCGTATTTTATGGTGCGCGCCATAGCCGCGTTTCGGGGAGAACTGAACGCACTCGCGTCAGAGCCTGATATTACGCGGTTTAACAACCGCTTGAAGCGGGCTAACTGATGAGGTAACTTATATGTCTAATGCTGAGCAGTCGCAGCCTAGCGAAATCAGCCTTGCGGAAGCCGCTGACCGTATTTCTGCAATGGAAGGCCCACCGGCCCAAACCAGACCAGATCGAAGGCAGAGGGCTGATGCCGAAGTCAATCAGACAGAGGCGGCGCTTGATTATGCCGATGAGACGTCCGATCCAGAGAACGAGGCAGCAGATGATTATTCATCTGAGTTCGATGGCGAGGATGAGGCAGACACGGGCGCGGACGACAATGGTGGCAAGAATAAACCTCTAGATCCGAACCGACTCGTAACCGTCAAAATCGACGGAAAGACAGTTGAGGTTCCGCTGAAGGAGGCTTTGGAAGGCTATCAAAGGCAGTCCGACTATTCGCGTAACTTCAACGTGTTGAGACAGGAGAAACAGCAGCTAGAAACTGAACGGAGCCAGATGCAACAGGCTCTCAGCGCGGCAATCCCGATCCTGCAATCGCAGATCGAACAGGAACCGGACTGGGTGCGGGTTCATCAGGAAGACCCGATCAATTATCCTCTCTATCGCGATCAATGGAACGACCGAAAAAACCAGCTTGCAATGATGCAGCAGGAACAGGTCAGGCTCCAGATGGTCGATCAAGAGCGGGAAATGGCTGCTAGACGGCAACTTGTAGAAGAGGGCCAGAAGTTTCTGGTTTCCACCTTCAAGGAGTGGTCTGATCCAGAGAAAATGCAGGCTTCGACCAAGAACCTTCGGGAATACGGCCAGAAAGTTGGCTTTACCACTGAAGAATTGGCGCAGGTGTATGATCCTCGTTATGTCGTCATCCTCGAAAAGGCCAGACGATATGATGCGCTAAACGCTAACCGTCCTAAGCCAAAACAGGCGGAAGGACCAAGGCCGATGCGGGCAGGCTCCACAACGTATAATCCCCAACGCGGTAATGATATGTCGCGGATGCAAATGCGTCTCAAAGCATCGGGCAGCGTCAATGATGCCGCTGCTTTATTTGGTCTGATGGACTCTAGGAGAAAATAACATGGCATCTCTCAGCAAAGTCACCACTTACGACGCGGCCAACGAAATCCGCGAAGACCTCTCGAACATCATCTACGACATCAGCCCCGTAGACACGCCTTTCATGTCCAACATTGGCCGTGATACCTGCAAGAACACCTACTTCGAGTGGCAGGTTGACGCTCTTGCTTCGGCAAGCACGTCGAATGCGGCCATCGAAGGCGCGGCTGCTGGTAACGCTGACTTCACGGATACCGTCCGTGTCGCCAACTACACGCAGATCAGCACCAAGGTGATCTCGGTCTCTGGCACCGACGATGCCGTGGACAACGCTGGTATGCGCACCCAGATGGCCTACCAGACAGCCAAGGCTTCCAAAGAGCTGAAGCGCGACATGGAAGCCATCCTCACCAGCAACCAGGCTGGCGTAGCTGGCAACTCCAGCAGCACGGCGCGCAAGACTGCTGGTCTGCCTACCTGGCTGATTACCAACTCGCAGGCTAATGCGGCAACTGTCTCGGCCATGTCTGGCTCTGGCGGCAACGGCTATCCCAGCACTGCCTGGACCGGCCTTTCCACCTCAACTGACGTGGCGTTCACCGAGACCATGCTCAAGACTGCTATCCAGCAGGTCTGGGAGCAGGGCGGCGATCCAAAGATGCTGATGGTGAACGCTTACAACAAGACTGTTGTTTCGGCGTTTGCTGGTCTCGCTCCGCAGCGCATGAACAACACTGGCGTTGCGCCTCTCAAGATCATTGCGACGGCGGACATCTACCTCGGAGACTTCGGCGAAGTGTCGATTGTTCCGAACCGCTTCCAGCCTGCGAACTTTGCGTATGTTCTGGACCCTGAGTACATCAGCGTGGCGTACCTGCGTCCGTTCCAGACGTTCGACATTGCCAAGACCGGCGATTTCGATAAGAAGGAAATGGTGGTTGAGTACGGTCTCCGCATGAAGTCTGAAAAGGCCAATGCTGTGGTTGCTAACCTCATTCCTTCCTGACAATAAAGGGAGCCGGGTTAACCCCCGGCTCCTACCTCTTTGGGAGAGACTGATGGCTGAGAACTTTGCGCCTGGATCGTTTGATCTGGCCTATGATTCGCTCACTGGCACCCGCCAGCAGATGCACTTCACGACAGATAACAAGATCGTTCTGGAAACAACGGTTGAGATCGACCAGATTGCTGAGCAGAACAAGGCGATCAGGAACGAGATCAGCAGGACGGACAAGCTCCCTGATGGGATGGTCAAGGTCGCATCAATTCCGATGGTCCTCTATATGGATTTGAAGCAACGTGGTATCCTTGGGGATAAGGCGGCATTGCGGAAATGGCTGGCGACAGATGAAGCCGCTCCGTACAGAACGCACTGGATGACGAGCTAATGGGCACAATCACAAACTACGCCACGTTGCAGTCAGCCATTGCTGACTATCTGAACCGTGCTGATCTGACGGCTCAGATCCAGACCTTCATACAGTTTGCCGAGGCTGATCTGAACACTCGCCTGCGCAGCCGGGAAATGATCGTCAATGCAACGGCTACCAGCGACGGGCAGTTTGTGGCGCTTCCTCCTGATTGGCTGGAAGCCATCAACATGATGATTGTTGGCGGGCAAAGTCCACTGCGCTACATTACGCCTGATGAAGCTGACACGATCATCAAGGCGCAGACCTTCACCAGCACCCGGTTCTACTCGATGACGACCGGCATCATCGAACTGGTTCCGCCTGCCGTGGACGATATAACCATCGACATGGTTTACTATGGGAAGATCCCTGCATTATCGAACGCCAACACAACAAACTGGCTGCTGACCAAGGCGCCGGACGTTTACCTCTACGGCGCTCTCACCCATGCAGCGCCGTTCCTGATGGATGATCAGAGGATGGGTGTTTTCAGCCAGATTTATTTGGCTCGCGTCCAATCCTTGCAGGATGAATCCCAGAAAGCACTGCATAGCGGGTCGCCGCTTATCTCTCGGCCACGCGGCGTCTACGGTTAAGGAGCTATCATGTCAAAATCAAATGCCTTCGAAAACTCCCTGCTCAAGCTGATCTTCAATGCGACGGCAATTGCCAATCTGGCAGACAATGCGGCCACGTCTCCGCTGACAAATCTCTATGTTTCGCTGCATACGGCTGATCCTGGCGAAGCTGGCGATCAGTCTACTAGTGAAGCCACTTACACTGGCTATGCTCGCGTGGCGGTTCTTCGTACATCTGGCGGTTGGACGGTGACAAACAACAGCGTCTCGCCTGTTGCCAACATCGACTTTGCTAACTGCACGGCGGGCACCAACACGATCACCTATTTCGGAGTTGGAACAGCCTCAAGCGGCGCCGGTGTCCTTTACTACAGCGGCACCGTGACGCCTAGCATCTCCGTCAGCTCTGGCGTGACGCCTCGTCTGACGACCGCCTCAACAATTACTGAGGACTAATCCAATGGCATTTGTAACCGCAGATCGTGTTCGAGACACATCGACCACGGCTGGATCTGGCTCGTTCTCGGTATCGGGAACAGCACCGACCGGCTATCGGACATTTTCTGCGGTTCTGTCTGTCAGCGACACCTTCTATTACTCGATCCAGCATCAGACGCTGAACGAGTGGGAGGTGGGGCTTGGAACCTACTCGTCTGCGAACACGTTTGCGCGGACAACCATCTATTCGTCATCAAATGCAGGTTCTGCCGTCACCTTCTCAGCAGGGACAAAGGACGTTTTCATTACGATGGCGGCGGCGCGGTCGCTCCAACTTGATGCGTCTGGAAATGTCACGCCATCTATAAATGGGACACTTGCATGGCAATCCGTGCAGACCGGCAACTTTACTGCGGTGGCGGGGAATGCTTATCCGGTCAACACCACATCTGGCGCGGTGACTGTCACGTTGCCAGCAAGTCCGACTGCTGGCAACATTGTGCAGTTGACAGACTATGCGGGAACGTGGGGAACTAACAACGTTAGCGTTGCGCGAAACGGTAGCAAAATTAATGGTTCTGCACAAAATATTATATTAAATCTTCAAAGACAGAGTGCTGCATTTGTTTATATAGACGTCACTCAAGGGTGGATAATTTATTCTGGAGTGAATGCTCTTTCCCCGTATTCAGCGTCATATTTGATTGTTGCTGGTGGCGGTGGCGGCGGCGGAACACAGACAGTAACCGGCGGTGGTGGTTATTTGGGTGGCGGTGGCGGCGCTGGCGGGTTGCTATCCGGTTCAACAACATTAACGCCTAGCGTAACCTACACAATTACAGTTGGCGCTGGCGGCAACGCTGGCACTTCGTCTGGTTCACCTACGGTTGGTTCCTCAGGCGCAAATTCTGTTTTAGCAGGAGTTAGTTCTATCACCGCTATCGGCGGCGGTGGTGGAGGGTTTGGTGGAAATGGGTCAACAGGCGCGGGTGTTTCTGGCGGCTCTGGCGGGGGCGCCGGTTCATCCAGCGGCGCTGGTGGAAGCGGAACGTCTGGACAAGGCTTTGCTGGTGGAACAACCACAAATACCGTTTCATATGGTCAATCTGCCGGAGGAGGTGGGTCTAGCGCGGTTGGAACAAGTATTACTGGGCCGGGGTCAGGCGCAACAACGCAAGTTGGTGGAGCTGGAACGGCTTCTTCTATTACTGGTGCGTCTGTCACTTATGCTGCTGGTGGGAATGGCGGCGGCGGAACTGCAAATGCCACGGCGAACACTGGAAATGGTGGACCAACTGCATTTGGTAATACCGGCGCATATAGCGGCGGTTCCGGCGTTGTCATCTTATCTGTACCCACTGCGTTATACAGTGGCACCACAACCGGCTCCCCAACGGTCACAACCAGTGGCTCTAACACTATCATTAAATTTACCGCATCAGGGAGTTATACGGCATGAGCCACTTTTGTAAGGTTCTGGATGGCAATGTCATCCAAGTAATCGTCGCGGAGCCCGACTTCTTTGACACGTTTGTGGATTCGTCGCCGGGTCAGTGGATTCAGACAAGCTACAACACCCGTGGGAACATCCATTACGGCGCGGACGGACAGCCTGACGGTGGCATTGCCCTGCGTGGCAATTATGCTGGCATTGGCTACACCTACGACGCTGCGAATGATGTGTTCTACGCGCCGCAGCCCTTTGCCAGTTGGGTTCTAAACCAGACCACATGGCTCTGGGACGCGCCGGTGGCGTATCCTGATGACAATCAGCGGTACGTCTGGGATGAAGCTACGATAAGTTGGGTGCTTGCGACTGAATGAAAAACCCCGGCCAGAATGAACTGACCGGGGCAAGTGTTTTGAACAAATCACTGAAGAGACTGGGCGCACAAGCAGCAGACGCAAAACCTTCGCCACATGTAAGCCAAGAACCATTCCTTGACGCTTCCAATGTGGCATGGTCTTCGATGGTGTCAATCTTTTTGACCGTGAAGCCCACACAATGTAGAATTTTGATGGTGCATCGCGAGGAATAGAGATGGACACGCAGACGCTGATCAACTTTGCCTTGGGATCATTGCTTGCCTTGATAGGATGGCTTGCGCGGCAACTCTGGGAAGCAGTTGAGCGTCTGAAATCAGACTTGCACCAGATCGAGGTTGATCTTCCAAGCCGCTATGTCCGGCGTGAAGAGTTTTCTGAATCATTGAAAGAGATCAAAGACCTATGCAGGCAGATATTTGATAAGGTGGACAGCCTGGAGAAGCGGAAGGCGGACAAATGAGCACCACGGAAGAGAAACAGGAGAAGTTTGCTATTGAGATGGCGGCAAGCGCCAGCAAGGGCGCGTTGGTCGAGAAAATCACCTTTGCCGGTATCCCCATCCTGTTCTCCTGCGTAGTCTATCTGATGAGTGCGATTTCCTCCGCCAACAATGAGATCATTCAACTAAAGTCCAAGGTTGCGGTGGTTGTAAACGCTGACAACAAGGCCATCCCGCCCCAAGGCACCACCATCGACATGGCGCAGATCCGCGAAAACCTAAGCGATCAAATCTCCAAGGTTGAGAAAGAGAGTGCCCTGGCCCGCGCTGCTATGACGCTCGACCGTGAACGCTCGATGGCGGCTATCGAGAAGAGCCGCATGGACATGGTGGCAGATGCCGCTGCTGCGCGTGCCGCCATCCGGTTTGACACAGCACAACTGATCGCAGCGCTTGATAAGCGCATCACCCTGCTAGAAAAGGGTAGATGATGGACCCTATCAGCCTCCTAGCAGCAGCCAAGGTCAGCTATGAAGCCATCAAGGCTGGAATAGCCGTTGGCAAAGAACTGCAAGGGATGGCGAAGGATCTTGGATCGCTGTTCGATAGCATTGCAGCCATCACTCGTGCCGCTGCTGATCCAAAGGGAAGCATAATTGCAGGCAAGTCTGCCCAGCAGATTGCAATGGAAGCCTATGCCGCAAAGGCCGAGGCTGATGCAATGATGGAAGATTTGAAAAATCACTTCATCAGTGAGTTTGGAATAGCAGCCTGGGATCAGGTGCTATCAGCTACAACGCAGATCAAGAAAGATATGAAGATGGCGGCTCTTGAGGCCAAGAAGGAACAGGAAGAACTGGCGCAGACCATCATGACATGGGGCGCAGTATTTCTGTCCATCGTTTTGGTCATTGTGTGCATAGTTCTAATTGCAATCGGTCTTGTCAGCAGATAGGGGCATCGGATGAACTTGCTTGAAAGCTTTGGGCCTTTGCTTGGTCAGCTTGCTCCTACTATCGCCACGGCCTTGGGAGGCCCGCTGGCAGGCGTTGCGGTGAAGACCCTATCCAACGCTCTCTTTGGGCATGAAGACGCCACAGAGGACCAAATCTCTGATGCTATGGCGTCTGCAACGCCTGACCAACTTGCCGCCATCAAGAAGATTGACGCTGACTTTAAGGTTCAGATGAAGTCGCTGGACATTGATCTGGAGCGCATCTCGGCAGGTGATCGAGACAGCGCCAGGCAGATGCAGCGGGAGACCAAGGATTGGGTTCCAAAAGTTCTCGCCATTGTCATCACACTGGGTTTCTTTGGTATCCTGATCTGGATGCTACTCAAGGGAATGCCGCAGACAGGCACCGAGGCGCTCCTGATGATGCTTGGCGCCCTTGGAACAGCATGGACCGGGGTGATCAACTTCTACTATGGTTCATCGGCTGGATCGAAAGCCAAAACAGACGCAATGAATACCAAAGGTGACAAATGAGAGAGAACTGGGACGACTGCTTCGAGATGGTCCTGAAGCACGAAGGCGGCTATGTGAACGATCCTCGAGATCCAGGCGGGCGCACCAATCTCGGCGTAACCCAGAGAGCATGGGAAGCTTGGCTGGTGCGAACCGTCACTGAGTCCGATATGCGGAAACTGACGCCAGCCATCGTCAAGCCGTTCTACAAGGCAATGTATTGGGACAAGATCAAGGGTGATGATCTGCCTTCCGGGGTGGATTATGCGGCCTTTGATCTGGCTGTGAACTCTGGCGTTGGACGGGCATCCAAATATCTCCAGCAGATTGCCGGGGTGACGGCAGATGGCGTGATCGGTCCAAAGTCGCTGGAGGCGATCAAATCCCGTGATCCAAAGGAAATGGCTGATGCAATCTGCGACATGCGGATGGACTTCCTGAGACGCCTGCCAACATTTGAGACATATGGCAAAGGCTGGAGCCGCAGGGTGGCGGAGGTTAGCGTCAAGTCTGGGGAAATGGTACA